CGCCACCCAGCATGCGCAGATGTCTGCGCAAGAGGCCATGGTCCAGGACGCCGCCGACAAGCTCGGTGCCATCGTGTCCCCCAACATTGTAAACGCCTTGGCGCAGCAGTACCTGATGAACGGCTGGAACGACACCCAGCTCCAGCACGCTCTTGCCGGGTACATCAACTACAACTCCAGTGGAGCCCTTGGTGGTACCTCGGGCCAGGAGGAAATGACCCTCCGAGGCCTCGCGAACAACAACGGAGTGAACCTCAGCTCAGGGTGGCTGGAGTACACCGCCCGGCACATCGCGCAGGATACCACCACTTTGGAAGACGCGGAGGGATACATCCGCCAGCAGGCGGAGAAGCTGTTCCCCCAGTACTCCAAGCAGATCATGGCGGGGCAGAACATGTCTGACCTGGCCGCTCCGTACATGCAGGACTACCAGAAGATTCTGGAAGTCGGGCCTGGGCAGACGAACCTGTTCGACCCCACGATGCTCAAGGCTTTGCAGTACAAGGACCCCACAGGGCAGAATACCACGATGCCTCTCTGGCAGTTCGACCAGCAGTTGCGCAATGACCCGCGATGGGTGAAGACGCAGAATGCGCAGGACACCACTATGGGTGTGGCGCATGGGATTCTCCAAGACTGGGGGTTCTCTATATGACAAAGTGTCGTAATTGTCCGGGGGAAGCCAAGTCTGGCCGCAAGCGATGCGAAAAGTGCCTTGCCCGAGAAAGAGAATATGCTCGTAGCCGACTAGATAAAGTCAGAAATCATACTCTGAAGAGAGATTTTGGTATAACTCTCGAAGAGTATAAGGAAATGGAAGAGGCGCAAGATGGAAGATGTGCCATCTGTCGGCAACCTGAGACAAAGACCCACCCGAGCGGTAAAATATTTTCCCTCGCGGTAGATCACAACCACGCTACTGGAGAAGTGCGCGCGCTGCTGTGCGGCCTATGCAACACTGGGCCCGGCAACTTCAAAGATGACCCGGCCCTCCTGGGAGCAGCCATCCAATATTTAACAGACTTTGGATTTTCAATTTAGGGGTGAGCAATGGCAACACAGAAGAAGCCCACCACTAATGGGGGTTCGGGTGGTGCACCGAGCAAGCCGGGTACCCCGGCGCCTGGACCGGTAACGCAGGGAGGCAACCCCCCATCCAGACCAGGTGGCCCGTACCCGATCGTCGACAACGCGGTAGCGAAGCCCACTCCTCGTCCGCAGTCCACCCTGGACCAGATGATCGCCTCCCTGTCCGGTGCGAACCGTGACGCCTTCGTGGCGCTGGAGACGCTGTTCAACAGCTATGGTCTGGGCTCTCTGGTCGGCAATATCTTCAACTTCATCCAGCAGGGGTACAGCCAGGACACCATCACCCTACTGCTTCAGCAGACTCCGGAGTACCAGCAGAGGTTTGCGGGCAACGCCATTCGCGCCAAGAACGGCTTGGCCGTTCTCTCCCCGGCGGACTATCTGGCCACGGAGTCCAGCTACTATCAGGCGGTGAAGTCCGCAGGACTACCCGCCAACTTCTACGACCAGCCTTCGGACTGGGTGAATTGGATCGGTAACGATGTCTCTCCGAGCGAAGTTCAGTCCCGTGTGCAGATGGCTCAGACCGCGACTGAGCAGGCTCCGCCTGATCTTGTTCAGGCTCTTGGTCAAATGGGCGTGCCTCAGTCCTCGCTAGTGGCGTACTTCCTGGACGACACCAAGGCCCTGCCTCTCCTCCAGACGCAGTTCAACGCAGCGCAGATCGGCGCTGCTGCTCTGAGGAACAACCTGGTGATGGACCCGGGCCGAGCCACGGCGATGGCCAACATGGGCATTTCCACGGAACAGGCCAACGCTGCGTACCAGCAGATCGGTGCCACCCTCCCCACACTCGAAGAGCTGGGGCGTGTGTACAACCAGAACTACACCCAGCAGACGGCAGAGAACGCGCAGATCTTCGGCATCGGCCAGGCGCAGTTCCAGACGCAGCAGCTGGCCAGTCAGGAGAAGGCCTCGTTCAGCGGCAACGCTGGAGCTGCCGGACAGGGCGGTCTCGCCCGTACCGCAGAGGTCGGCAAGTACTAAGTCTCCACCCAGAGTCTCCGGTCCTGGGTGCGTACCAAATCCGGTTTTCATCTGTAGACTTCCCCGGTCCACAGGTCGTATCTAAAGGGAGAGTGTAATGAGCAAGGCATGGGACGAGATGAACGATGAGCTCCCCGCCGAGGCGGATGAGTCGACCGGCATCAAGGAACTCCGTAAGGCCTACGAGCAGAAGTCGAAGGCCGAGAAGGAACTCCGTGAGCAGCTGGCGCAACTCCAGTCTCGGGAGCGAGAGCGGACTCTGAGTGAAACTCTCTCAGCACAGGGTGTCAACTCGAAGATCGCCAAGTTCTACCCGGCGGACCGAGAGAGCACCTCGGAGAAGGTGGAAGAATGGTTGTCCGAAAACGCCGATGTCTTTGGCCTGGCAAAGGCGCCGAAGGAACCCGCTCAGCCGCAGGTCTCCCCGGAACTGCGGGATATCTATTCCCAGTTCCAGCAGCCCGGTATGAACACCCCCGCGCAGGACGAGGCTTCTGCTATTAAGAACTACCAGTTCGGAGATCCGATGAACTCTGAGGTGGAGTTGCAGAAGTTCATGTCCTTCATGCGGAACAACCCCGGTGCTGTTCAGAATCCGGGCGCCTACTGACGCTCATATCTCTCTAACGCTGAAGGAGTTGTATCCCAATGGCTAACGCCTTTACTGGGACCACTGCTGTCAGCAATGTGGTGCAGACCGCTTATGACCGGATGGTTGAATTTGCCCTCCGCTCGCAGCCGCTCTTCCGCCAGGTTGCTGACAAGAAGCCTGCCGAGCAGGCCATGCCTGGCTCGTCTGTGGTCCTGGAAATCTACCAGGACCTGGCTCAGGTCACCTCGACCCTGACCGAGACGGTTGACCCCGACGCTGTGGCGATCGGCAACCCGTCCACTGTTTCCATCACCCTGAACGAGTACGGCAACACGGTCCTCCAGACCCGTCTGCTGAACCTCTTCTCGTTCACGGATGTGGCCCCCGCCATCACCAACCAGGTCGCCTACAACATGGCGAACTCGATCGACCTCGTGGTCCAGAACGTCCTCCGGACGGGCATCACGAACGTCATCATGGAGAATGGTGGCGCGCTGGTTCCGTCCGGCGGCACGATCACGAGCATCGTCGGCACCGACGTGCTGAAGTCCCGTGACATCCGTGCTGCGGTTGCGCAGCTCCGCAACAACCAGGCTGTGCCGAAGAAGAACAGCCTGTACTACACCGCTATCCACCCGCTGGTTTCCTACGACCTTCGGTCGGAGACCGGTGACACCGGCTGGCGTCAGCCGCACGACTACTCGGCTCCTGGCTCCATCTGGGCCGGTGAGATCGGCGAGTACGAGGGTGCCTTCTTCGTGGAGACCCCGCGTGCCTACTCGGCGCAGGCCGGTTCCGGCTCGGGCTCCTCGCAGATCCGCGTGTTCAACACCTACGTGCTCGGCCAGCAGGCCCTCGCGGAAGCCCTCTCCGAGGAGTTCCACGTGGTCTTCGGCCCGGTCGTGGACAAGCTCATGCGGTTCCGCCCGGTGGGTTGGTACGGTGTGGCCGGTTGGTCCATCTACCGTACCGCCGCCAGCCAGATGATCCAGACCGCCGCAACCCTGAGGCAGACTGTCTAAGATATGTCCATTACTTCCGCCGCCACAATGACCAGTGCCACCGGCACTGGGCTGTCCAGCTTGAACGTGACCGCCACCGCGGCGGGGGATGTGTGGGTTGTCTTCATCGTCGTAAAGGCTGGAGGCATCCAGACGACTGGTGTCTCCAGCTCCCTCTCCGGACAGTGGCAGAACGTCACAGGCAATTGGCTGGATGGGGCGGGTGCGTACGAATCCATCTGGATCGGCACCATGACTGGTGCCGGAGCTGACACTCTCAACTTCACCTACTCAGGCAGTGTCTCCAGCTTCGGTGTCGACATTGATGCCCACCCGTTCCACTCCAGCCTTGCCAACCCGGTGTGGACTCCCGACGTGTTCGGGTTCCAGTCCAACGCCGCTTCTACCACGGTGTCGTTCCCGACACTCGCACCGACCGGGGGTTCCAAGCTGTACTGGGGCCACGCACGTGTTCCCACGTCGGCCAACACCCCCGCCCCTCCGAGCTTCACATCGACCAACGATGCCAACGGAAACCCGGAGATCTACAACACGTCGCTGACTGCCTCGGCATCTCCGACGATGCAGCAGGTCAGTGGAGTCTCCAACACGATCGCCATCGTGTTGGCGGAGGGGACCTCCGGTGTTCCTTTCGTCAAGGACATGGCGACCGCCAGCGGGACTTCCCTGGCGGCCACCTTCACCCTCAGCGGCCCTCCGGCCGTGGGGGATCTGATGGTGGCCTGGCTGGCCACCACGACTCCTCTGTCGATTCACCAGCCGCTCATCAGCACGACCAATGTGCAAGACCAATGGGTGCCGCTCTTCGGCGCCCAGGACGCGCAACAGCACGACGTATTCGCCGAAGGCGGCCTGCGGCTGTACTGCTTCTACAAGACAGCCAATATCACGGACGCCACGACGAGCACATTCACTTTCACCTTCCTGCCATACACGGACCAGTCCGGGCAGGCCGGTGTACCGCAGTTCCCCACGACGGACTTCGTGGGTATCTTGGCGACATACGAGGCCACGGTTACGGGCTATGCGGGGCTGGACACAGCAGCATCCCAGTCGCACCGACCGAATCAGAACAGTACTCTGTTCGGACTCCCCTCAGTGGATACCAATGGGGGCAGTGACGTATTCTGGTCTACTATCGCCGGGCTCAACATGGGCACTCCGTCCAGCACGGACCCCCTGGCGTCGGTGGTTACCTCCGCCTCGCTGGCGAGCCCCACGTACGCTTCTGTCCCGCTGTCGCTGTACCTCTTCGGAAGTACCTTCAGCGGGATAGAGTACCCGTACAAGTTCAACACCACCCAGGTGCCTACTGCGGTTCTCACGGGGGTTACTGGCCTCCAGGAGTCCGTGAACTGGTACTACAACGGCCCCTTCGTCCGCGAGGGATATCCGTATGAAGGACCGGACCAGATGCTCATCCTCCGGTATCCTTACCACTGGGCCTTCACGGTCCTCAAGACAGGCAACCTGATCACCATCGGGCAGTTCTTCTCCCAGGACCAGCTGAATGCGGCCGACGTCGTGTACTACCAGAACCAGCTGATCCCGGAAGCGGATCGGGATGCCATCCTCGCCTCCGGCGTGGGTGGTGACTTCCGTCCGTCGATCCAGGTTCCCGGTCACTATGTGAACCCCTGGAAGTATGTTCCGATCTAAGGAGAACCATGGCTGCTAAGCCGAACAAGAAGGCCCCGCTGGGCCAGGGTGGCCGCTTCGCGGCTGTCGCCAAGGCTGCCGGTGGTGGTAAGAAGGGCGCCGCTATCGCGGCGGCTGCGGGTCGTAAGAAGTACGGCGCCGCTAAGATGGCCAAGCTCTCTGCGCAGGGTCGCAGGGACGCTGCGAAGGGAAAGTGACAATGGCTGAGGCAAAGGTTGACCGGGGCGAGCAGTCCGGTGGCTACGTCGGCACTGTTCACGGTGTGGATGGTGACAACGGCGGTTCTGGCACGCAGCACGTGCACCCGAACCCGCCGCCGAAGGACGGTGCTCGCACGGACCAGGGCTTCGAGCAGGGCTCGCACAAGCTCCAGTCGCACGCGAAGCCGACGGGTGAGGCCAGTGGCCACCACCAGAAGTTCGACTAAGCGCGCTGCGCCGAATCTCACCGGAGACAACTTCGATGCCGGAGCGATCCGGCATTCGGAGAAGATCCCCCAGGTTGCCGGTAACGGAACTCGATACACCTCCGTCGAAGGCGACAACCACGAGGACCCCTCCACGGGGTCACACATGATTACGTACCCGGCACGTGGTAACGGCTGATGAATACTTGTACCAAGTGTTTAACACCTCAAGAGGACACGGAGTTCTATTCCACCAAAGCTGGAAAATTTAGACCTTGGTGCCGATCCTGTAGAAACAGTTACGAAAAAAATCTGCGACAAGATGGCAGAGCTCGTTGGTATCAGATAAAACACAAATACGGGCTCTCTAAAGAAGACTATATGTCTTTATTGGTCTCTCAAAACGGTAGATGCGCTGCTTGTAAACAAGTATCAGACAAGTGGCTATGTGTAGATCACGATCATTCCTGCTGTGACACAATTCCTACATGTGGTAATTGTGTGCGAAGTCTCTTATGCAGCACCTGTAACAGGACCCTAGGAGCCGCGCAGGATGACATATTGGTTCTTGAAGGTTTGCTTGTCTACTTGAATTCACTACGAGGAAACGGATGATCTGATGGCACGAGACAACTACGGAGCCTACGAGGCCGAGGGTTCTCCTCTCGTGCCCATGGAGCCTCCGTTCAAGAGGCAGCCCGACGAGGGCACCCCGCTTCGCAGGAAGTGGGAAGACGCCTACTACGTCGACAAGAACCACCCGATGGAGATGGAGTCCGACTCCAACGCCAGCAACCCCAACCGGCGCATCCCGAAGGGATACACGCCGGAGATCAACCAGTACGACGCCTACTGCAACTACGACGGCTACGAGGCTGGATCCAAGTTCATCATCGCGTTGGACGAGTACAAGGTTCTGGAGAACACGGTGTTCTCCGTGCCGATCAAGTACGCTGAGGACTGCCAGACCATTGATGGCCAGAACGGCAAGGAGCGTATCTGATGGCTACGGGAAGCACCATAATCAACCAGCTCGTTAATGTGACAAGTGCTCCTTCGACGGGTAATGGGTCACCTTGCTATATTTCTTTTGGGGGATCTCAGGTTCTCCAGGCGTGCAAGAACGTGTACCTGGAAGTAATTCTCTCAGACCCGACCAACACGGGATCCTCTGCCACTTTTGAAGTGCAGATCTTTGGTAGTATCCAAGGTGTAGACAACCCGCTTGGTTCTCCGATTACCTCTCCAGGTTTGTACACAATTACAGTCCCCTCTCCTGTTACTTATTGGAGAGCGGATCTCTTGTCCCTTTCAGGGGGAACTGCTCCTCATCTTTCTGTAAACGGTATGGCGGGAGAATGATGCCTCGCAAGCGCAAGGGAGTTAACTGCTCCTCCACCTGCAAGACCAAGAACCATCTGACTTTTGGTGAATGTCTGAAAGACAAGGGTGTGGGGTTCCATGGGTACAGGATCAGCCAGCGGGCAGAATCTGCTGACATGAACAGGACCAACAAGGAACTCAGCGCCTTCCGTGACGCGGTGAACCAGGGTGTCCAGCCAGACGGCACGACCATGCAGAAGGTGCAGGATGCTATGATTCTGTCCAACGAGCGGGGTGCGGCCTACGGCCGTGACTTCAACGTTGCTACCCCGATGGGAGACATCTGATGGCCGGTCTTATCAACATCCTTCCGGGTGTTCCTTCCCCGAGCAACATCCTGGCGGGCAGCGCCACTGCTGCCAACACTGCATCCGCACAGACCATTCTCACTGTTCCTGCCGGGCGCATCTGGCAGGGGGATCTCAGCATCTCTCTGACCAATCAGGCGACCTCCGGGTCTCTGGTGTCCGCCAGCATCAACACGGCTGGTACTGGGGCCATTCCGGCTCCTGCTGTCAACCTGCTCACTGTACAGGCCGGTTCCGTTGGAACCGTCACCAGCGATACTTCCAACAGCACCACCATCTCCGATGTGTATGTGGCCGCCCCCGCAGGCAACGCGGTGACGCTGACGTTGACCAACTCCACGGCTACCACCTGCACCTCTGCGGCCAACGCCAATGGCGTGCTCCTGTCAGGACTGTAAATGACTCTCATCGCATCGACTTTCCTTGACCTCCAGAACAGGGTCAAGCAACTGCTGTACGGTATCACCTGGGACCAGGAACAGTACACCTACCTGACCAACAGTATCGGTGCGACCGATCTCACTTTCTCCGTTAACGATGCTACCCAGGTAAGCCGGGGATTGATTGAGATCGACTCAGAGTTGATGAACGTCCAGTCGTTCAACACCACAACCAACCAGGTCACGGTGTTCCCGTTCGGCAGGGGGTTCTACGGCTCGACCGCAACGACCCATGCGGCCAACGCATCGATCATCAACAACTCCAAGTTCCCGAAGATCCGTGTCCAGGAGTCCATCAACGACCTCATCAATGAGGTCTACCCGGTTCTGTTCGCGGTGAAGTCCCAGGACTTCAACAAGATTGCTGTGCAGTACGGCTACGGGATGCCCGCTGACTGCGACGAGATC